AATCGTTTTTTGAAAGTTTTTGTAAAACAGTTGCAAATTGTATTGGTTTTTGCGATTGCTGTTTAGATGTTAATCCTTTACCATATACAAATTTAGTATAACAATCTATTATTGCTCTGTTAGTTGTCGAACCGTTATAACGGTCAATAATATAAGAATAAAATGAATTTTTATCACCATTCATTACATATTCTTTATTGCTTACTTCTTTTATTATTGGTCTTACGTAATTAGACAGTTGTATTACGTCAATCTGTGGCTCTTTTTTAGTTTCTTCCATATATATATAACGAAAAAAAGGCAAAGTGTATCACAATGCCTTTTTATAAAAAAAAACTAACTAAAATTATGGTGTAATATTCTCGTCAGACACCAAAGCTTCTAATGCTGTTTTCGCACCGATTGAAAGGTAAGGACTGAATTTAGTATCAACCGCTTCTAAAGTAATTTTATAACCGCCATCGTCGGTAGATTTTGTTGAAGTTGTGGCATCTAAACCTGTATCAATTCCAACCGCCCAAACATTACCATTATAGTCGTGAATGAAAGCCACTACCGTTCCGTAAGTCAAAGCTAATAATTCAACTTCACTTTCTTTACTCATTTTTTGAAGCATTAAAGAAAGCACTTGCTTAATCTCTGTTGTTCTTTTTTCAGCGTCTATTGTTGCTGTTTCAACTAGATTGTTAGCCGTTGCTTTAACTTGGTATCTAAACACCTCTGTTAATCCAACTGGTAAAGTTGCAATTTCCTGTGCTGAAACAGTAAAAACTGTACCATCATAAACTGCAAAATCTACTAATTTTATTCCTATTCGGCTATCTTTACAAGGTAGTAAACGCCCTTTTGTAATTGCATCGCAACTCATATCTTATTTTGTATTATAAGGGGTTGAATTAACAACCCCTATATTAATAATATTAACCTACGTAAAGAACATTAAATCTTTGATTTACAACGTGTGCAAAAATTGTAAAAATTACATCGTAGAAGTAATCTTTTCTAGGAGCAGGGTAAGGAGCAATGCTAATGTTTGCATAGTCATCCATTAAATCAGTACACCACATAAAGTTTGCAGGAACTCCAGCAATTAAAACGTTATTCGCTAAAGGAACAAATACAATCTCTACATCTAAATAGAAGTATTTGCCTGTTGCCAAATCAACTGTGAACGTATCTCTATATGTTTGTGCTAAATTAAAGTTGTTGATGAATTTCTTAACACTTCTAGGAGCGTAGATATAAGGTTTTTCATTCCCAGCCAACACTTCATTAGGTATTGCATCGTAGACTTTCCCCATTTCCGTAGCAATATTCGAAGCACTTAACGTAGTTCCTGCGACTTTTAATCTTTTGCCTACTGCACCTTTATTGTAAATCATTCTAGCAGTCAAACTATCAAACAATGTAGTTGACATTGCAGCTACTAATGCTTTTTCAGCTGCGCCTACCGAAGTATTACCCGTACCTGCTGTTAAAGCCGCTACTGCTGTCTGTGTCGCTGCTGTCGCTCCATTCCAAAATTTATTTTCAGCATCGTTTGAAATTAAAGGAGCAACACCATTTAAAACAAGTTTATTAAACTCATCTGAAACGTCATTAATTGCGCCCGCTTGCATATCTCTATTAAAACGTGTTGAACGCAAATCGTCTGGCGTAAATTTATCGATAAACTCAACCTTTACGGGAGTTACTACCGTATCTTCTAATCCAATCGCTCCCGCCTCTGAACCTGTTGGGTTTACAGACCACGCTTGCATTGTCACCGAGTTAATATTTTCGGTGATAATTCTACCCGCTTTGATACCTGTTTCAAAAGAAACTAATCCCTTTTCTACTGTTTCATTTTTGAATAAAATTTCGGCAATAATATCTGCCTTAAAATCCGTAGGGATTTCCGCCCCTGTATAAGTTATTCCACTCATCTTTTATTAATTAAATTTGTTGTTAAATTTTCTAAATTTTTGAAACGCTGTTAGCGGTTCGTTGCTTTCTTTTGCGGGTTTGTTTTTTGTTAACTGCACCGCTTCTGTTTCTTTTGACATTTTTGTTTCAAACTCTGCTCTTAATTCTGTTTTTGCTTTTTCAAGTTGGCTTCCGAACTCTAAAATTATAGCGTTAGAATCCTCTTTTGAAAGTTGGTAAAAGACTTCGCTTGTTACCTTTTCGCTTTTCACTTGTGGTGCGTCTGTACTCATTGGAGTAGCTGGTGCTGGTTCGTCTGTTGGTTCTTCTTTTGCTGTTGAAACTTCTTGAACAACTGACCCCGATACAGTAATATGCATACCGCCTTCTAAATCATACTCACCATCAGGCACGGGCAATTCCGTTCCGTCGGGTGCTGTCATTGTTAAATTTAAACCCGCCGCAACCGTATCGCCCTCGAAGTTAAATTTAACTGTACCATCGGCAGTATTAACACTGCCTAAATTGATTTTTACTTCTTCTTTTTTCAAAGTCAAAGAAGTAAAACCCTCTTTAATTATTTGTTTTACCTCGTCGATAAAACTCTTTTGTTCACTCATATTTAATTCACTTTTTAAATTTACTTTTTCAAGGTCAAAAAAACCATCTATTGAAAATCCTTTAACCTTTCCTGTTTTTACATAGTCATTCCAAATCTCGTCGTTATCAATTTTCATACTTGCAAACCAAGTACCTATTGGCTCATTCAATCCATAATGAACGGACTTGTCGTTTACATCATTTTCTTTAATCCAACTTTCAACAATAGTAACGCCACTTAATTTAGTGTCAATATCATGTTCTAAAGTTGAACTGCTTTGATGTCCGTTTTTTAAAAACCCCTCACTTGCAAGTCTTATAGTTTCGCAAGGGAAAACGATGTTAAACTCTTTACCGTTTTGGTTTCTGTAAACGGGTTTATTAGGAATTAAAACAGCACCCATAACAATTCTCTTTTCAGTATCTATTGCTTTAAGTTGTATTTGTTCTTTACTTAACGCTATAAATATTCCCTTCATTGCTGGGTCGTTTACAAGCGATATACCATATACACCCGTAGTTTCACCCTCCTTAAATAAAACTGTATAAGTTTCCATACCTATTAAACGAATTTATATCAAACTGTATCAACTTAATTGAATGTAGCTGTACTAACTCTATTTCTGTCAAGGCTTTGAGCGTTGGTAACATTTCCACTTACTACATAAGCCTCAACTGGTTGCTGTTGTTTATTAGCTATGCTTTGAGCAAGTTGGTTGTTAGGGTTTTGAGCAACAACATTAAAATTAGGCGTTGCAGAAGCTCCTCCTCCACCTGCGCTGTTTGCTCCTCCTCCACCCGAACCGCCTACGCTTTTAGAGTCGCTATTAATCGCCTGAATACTGCGAACAGAATTAGCAACCGTTGAGCCTATACTTAAAGCAGTAGATATTACGCTCGGTATTTTAACTGGATTTGGTACTATTCCTATAAACGCTGGTACTTTTGCCTCGTTTGATATTGCTGTAGAAATACTCGTATAAGCCGTTCTTACAATATCCGCTATTGCTAAAGCCTTTGCTATTTTAGCAAACTTACCACCCGCAAATGAAAGTATATTTTGTAAGTTTGTTGAATTTGCTTTTAACGTTTCCTCCTTATGTTTAGCCACTTCTTCGGCTATCGCTTTTTCTTTATCCGCCTGTGCTTTTTTGTTAGCATAGTCAACTTCTTGCGATGCTAATCTTATATCATTAAGTTCGTTTGCTTGCGCTATTTCTAAATCATTAATATCTTTCCCTTGTTGAGTTGCAAATTCTATTAATCTGAAATATTTATCTTTTACTATTTGCTCTTCGGCTTGTTGTTTGCTAATTAAAAATGATGAATTTTTATCTTGTGCTTCGCCAATAGCGTTTGTTATTTCAGCCTCTAAAGCCAAAGTATCTTCTCTTTGCAATTTCAGCGCGGCGGCTAATTCCGCAGCGTCTTTTTCGGATTGCGCCTTTGCGTCATCACTTGCTTTTTTATTAATATCTTTAACCGCTAATTGATACCCTGCTCGGTCATTTTTTAATTTAGTTAACGCTTTCTCTTGCTCTTCAACCGTTTCTTCACCATCTTTTTTTGTTTGTTCAGGGTCAAAGGCTAATTTCGCTAAATAATCCGAAGCATCATTCCCAAAGTTTTCGTCTAACCTTGCATTAATATTTACTCCCGGAATTTTATTTATTAAATCTACAAGTTTATTTATTGCTTTTGCCCCGTTTTCAAATAGAAACTTTTGAGGTATAGATATGAAATCTAGGAATGATTTTAAATAAGCATAATTTTGTTTAGCCGCTTTTTCCTGTTCTTTATTTGTTGTTTTAATATTTGCAATATTGATTTCTGCTGCACTAATAGCCTCATTTGTTTGCTGTATTTTATATTGCAAAATTTGCTTTTCGCTTTTCCCTTGAAGTCTTAAAATATTGTCTTGATTGTTTATTGCTTCAAGTTTCTTATTTTCTTGTTCTAGGTTCTTTTTAGACAATGCGTTTAAATCTTTTTGTCTTTGGCTAACACCTCCTACGGCTTCTTTGATTTTATCCCAATTAGCGTAAAGAGTACCTAAAGCAATAACTAACAATCCTATTCCCGTTCCTCCTATGGCTCTTTTTATACCATTAAAAGCATCAATAGCTACCGCTTTTAATTGTTTAAAACTATCCTTTGCCTCTCCTAATCCTTGAAGTCCACTAGCTAAAGCCATAGCAGATTGAACCTTTAATAGTTGTTTCTCTAGGTTTTTATTTTCTGTTCCTGCTAATCCTAAAGCACCTTGATACGCTGCAAATCCCGAAGCTACCCCTGATAATGAAGCAGACAAAGCCTTAAATTTAGCGTCGGGATTGAACGCTTCCGTTAATGTCTTTGCATCCCCAATTTTATCTTTTAATTCAGCGGCACGTTTAGCAGCGTTGACAGCCTCTTTTGAAGTTGCCCCAAATTTGTCAGATAACTGAGCAACCTCCTGTTGTGCTTTCCTTAATTCTGTTTTTAAAGAAACAACTCGGTCTGTCGTTTGCTGAACATCGTCTGTAACCTTTAAGTTAACTATTTTTTCAATTGCCATAATCTTTTTAATTTACGCTTTGCTGTTTTTAAATCTGTTGCCAATTCATTTTTCCCTTTTGCTATTTCAATCCATTCTGACTTTGTGTTTATCCATTCGTCTGATTGCAACAATTCTATTATTAAACGTATCATAATTGGTTTATATCTAAATTAAACGTATAAGTTCCTATTGTAAATTCAATTCCTCCGCTCCTTGCACTTCCTGAATTAGTAGGGATTGAAACCCTTATAAAGTCGGATTTATTACCTGTGGTTTTATTTGTTGTAATCCAACTATCGGAGCATACAAGCGTCCAATTAGTATTAGCTGAAATTGCAACCTCAAAATGCTCCTCACCATTTGTGGCGTTATATTCTGTTAAACTTATTCCGTTTATAGTATAGCTTGTCACAGGATTATAAACACTAACCATATCAACCGTTAACAATTCGCTATCCACTGTGTATTCTGTACTGTCAACTGTCAAAGGAATAATGTTATTTAAACTATCTAAAGGCGCACCCAAATCACTAAATAATTCCAAATCTGCGTCCCCATTTGTAAGGTCAACTTTAATAGTCGATATTTTATATTTGTAATCACTTATTATAAATCTGTCATTTAATCCTAAATTTAAAAGAATACGAATAGGTAACTTACATTTAATCTGTATTACCCTCGTTTTTTTATTATACAATTCTTCGATATATGTTTTCCAAAAATTATAGTAAAGACTTGTATCAATCGGAGCATAAAAATAACTTGAATTATCAGCACCGAAATTTAAAGAACTCGTTACTTGTTCAAATGTTTTATTATCTTCGGTTGCCGTGTGCCATATCGGACTGTATGAGCCTCCGCTTATTTTAACGGGGTCTGAAACTTCAAAGCCATTTCTGTAAAATGAAATAGGTTTCCCTTTTACTGGATTGTTTGTAATGTCAACCGCAAATCCACATTGTAAATCGGTAGTTGTTGCTGTACTTGAATCAACTAATCTTTCAAAAAGCATATTCTCAAATTGAGTTTCGATTTTCAAATCCTCTCCTGTGATATTATAGGTTGCTTTTAAATCACCATAACCTACTTGGTTATTCTCAAAATACTGTTTACCTAAAATAGTTTGCGTTTGTTGATATAAAAAGTCTATTTTCTTTTTAATACTCGGACGCTTTACTGTAATATCTTTAATATCAACCAACCCACTTATATCATACGCATTTCCTTTGCTATACCAACTATCTAAAGTATCGATATAATAACTAGAAAATGTCAATGGGTTAATCACTAAATGAAACTCGTTTATTAAAGAATTGAAATACTCTTTTACTTTCATTTCAGGCATTTGCTCCCGAATTTTAAGTATAGCATTTGACGTTGTTTGGTCGGGACTAATTGCTCTCAATTCTCTCTTAACTATGCCTATAACCGTATAAGCATTTAACGATAATTTTGTGTTAAACGTTATATTTCCCTCTAAACTTGAAACGTTAAAAGTAAACAGGTGGTTATCGCTATCCTCTGCATACGTTTTATTATACAATGTAGTCAATGTGTCACCGTTCAAATTTTCGATTGTATCGTATAGCAATCCGTTGTCGTAAATTTCAATTTTATAATTTAATGATGAAGCACTATACACCCTCATTCTTATATTAAACCTTTTAGAACCTGTGTAACCTGTTGGAAACCCTGTTATCCAATTTAAACGTACAGAATTAGCCGTTAAATCTATTTCGTCGGGTGATACACCCCACCCCGAAGTGTCTGTATATTTACTTGTAAAATCTATAAGCAAATTATCGGAACTTGTCTTTAAACGGTCTGCGTCTTTATGCAACCAAAAAAATTTATTATAAAAAATAGAACGGTCAAAGAAATCTCTACTAAATGAAATATTATACTTCGCCTCAATCGCTTCTATAATTCGTAATTCTCTAATCGCCGGCTTGAAATCTTTATAACTTATTGTATTACCACTATTCTTTAAATCGTAAGCCGCTGCGCTTCCATAGTCCATATAGGTGCGTGCATTAATTAAAGGGTAATATATATCTCCTGAATTTATTGAACTATCTCCTATTGAATTAATAACGCTACTGCTATAATTGTGGTCGTATGCACTTAAATCTAAATCTTTCAAATAGTCATCCCCAAAAGCATCAGACAGATTTACACCAGCCCCAAAGAAAGTAATAGAATATGAATAGGGTAATCCATTTTTTAATTTACAGTTATCTAACTGTATCGAACCATATCGGAAAGGCATAGAGTTAACCTCGATATAAGCGTCAACTCTTACGTTTGCGTTAAACGTTCCATCGTTATCAGCGTCATACCAATATTGTAACAGTGTGTTATTCGTTGGTGATGTTGGAATAGTGAATGGTTGTGTGAAATCGGTACGTATTTTTGATATATCGCTTAAATCTTTGACGTTTAAATTTATCTCAATCTTTTCATCATTAAAAAGGTCAAGTTGTATGTAGTCGTTAGTGTCAATATTCTTTAAATATAGCTGTACATCCATTATATTACTGTGTTCATAACGTTAAAAGAGTACTCAAAATCCATAGAATACTGTATTAATTTTTCAAAAACCTTTGTTTTTTTCTCGATTGAGTTTTTAGAAACGTTTACAGGCAAATAAGTACCTTTATTTTCCAAATAAACTAACTCCGATAGCATCATTTCGGTAAATAAATCGTTATAATACTCAGGAATAAAGTCTGTATTGCAAGTGATTAATTCCTTTGCGCTTGGTTGGTATGTTTTTTGACCGTGTGAACTCAAAGAATACTCACCATAAACAGAAGTAACAGGCATATATTTAGTACTTTCAACTTGTAAAGTCTGTTTATTCCGCATATTAAAAGGTATGGATTGCCAAAAACCATACTTATTTTTAAAGAAACAATTATACAAAGGATATTTGCATTCGTCTTTTACAATAATCGTATGTGTTTCAGTAACATCGTCATACACAAATACAGCCGTAAACGTTTCTTGTGTATCGATATAAGCGCCTATATTTACATAAGCGACTATTTGGTTATTAATTTCACTATCTAGCGTAAAAGCTACCGAAACTCCATCAATAATAATGTCTGTTAAATTCTTTGTAACAAAATAAATAGGGTAGTCAGAACCTTTATAAACAATATGCGTGTCGTTTGTAGTAAGTACATTTTTAGTTAGTTTAGGATTCCATAATTCTGTATGATTACCATAACCATCAATCGCTAAATATTGCCTGTCTGCTGAACCTATCGCATCACCTAAATAGTATGCGGTAATAACAGCATCCACCCAAACGCTATCGTAAACGGTTGATGTTTGCGCACCAACACCACCAAATGTAGGTATACTGCTTTTACAGTAATCGTTAATCATTCTACTAATCTCAAAACGGATTTTAGATTGCCCTGCTTGAACTACAGACTTTGATTTTACAAAAGTATCTGTTGTTGGTGCGTCTGTCGTTTGTGTGCCTCTGTATATTTTGATGTTCAAAGTAGCACTATCGAACAACGATGTCGGTTGCAATATTACGTTATACGGACTTCTAGAAAGAACAATATTATCACGTGTAAAAGGAGGTACTACTACATCGATATAATCAATATCAATATCTCCGATAGTAGAAATTGTAGAAGCTGTTACTGGGTCTGAATTAATAGTTATATCAATACCGTTACTTTGTTGGGTAACTGTAATAAAAGAATATGCCGAAAAATAACTAACGTAATGATTGTATAGGTTTACAGCCGTTGCGCCTACGTTAGCTCCTATTTGGATGTTATTAGTAACCCCTCCTCCGGGTGTTGTTTTAAATACAATGCCATAAGTCGAGAAAAAGAACTCGCTGCCGGCATTTATCAATATCGAAAACGCATCGTTATTACTTGGATTGTCTGTTAATCTTACCTCTATTCTTTTAGCCATTTTCTTTTAATGTATATTTTAAAAACGTTTCTATATCCAATCCATACGCCTCAATCAATTCTTCGGGTAGTTTTGCAAAGCCTAAATCAAAGGGCTTGGAGAAAAAGTTAGTAGGCTTCATCCCTTTTGCGTAAATACTTCTGGTTATAATAAAGGCGGTTTGCTTGTATGTTAAAAATTTGCCCGTACTCCTTTCTTTAAATTGAAACCTCCGTTTTGTTACCCAATTCTCTATACCGTTTGTTAAACCGCCCTTTTGCCCTGTTCCACTTCCAAACTTAAACGGACTATTTGGGGCTTTGCTACTACTGAATTTTCCTTTTACTCCCTTATCTTGAAACTCACCATACTTTTCCATTTCAAAATATGCTTCAAAACTATTGTTTCTTACGTTTGCTTTACCCCCTATCGAGTTGTAAAGTTGCTTTGAAACATTACGTCCTCCTTTTGAAAGATTGCTTTTAGATTGCTGAACTACATATTTTATAAAACTATCTAGCGTCTTTTGAGTTTCAATTCTCTTTAACATATCGTTGTTTGGTTTGTGATGCCCAACTGTATTTGAAATTTCACGCCATCAAGCATATTTGTAAACTGCATACTTATTGCTTCGGGAGTGCTTAACCCTATAAGTTCAATATCGTAATCATTTGCTTGTTTTAAATTCCCTATAAACCTATTGGAAATATTAACACAAGTGTTGTAATTGTCTAATTCATTGTCGTTTCTTAACCATTTATCGCTACTCGGTATGTTATTAATATCTCTAATCTTTAGTACGTGTATTTCAAAATCAAACAGAATAACTCCAGCAGTTGAAAAATTATTAAAGTTTAAGAACTGAATGTGTGCTAATGGATAATTCCCATTTTCATCTAAATCAATGTCGTTACTTACACCATGCGTTACTACTGTAACATCAACATCGTTAGACAATAAGTCTTTAATAAAAGTAATCGTATCTATAAATTCGTTATTCATCTGTTTTTAACTGTTTGCGTTCTTCATTTGCTAAATCAACTCTATATTCAAGGTCGTATAAAAAGGTATGCACGTTTAACTCGCAAGCATCCTCGATTGTAATTCTGCGTCCTTTAGCGACTGTGTCAATGCTTGGATACCATCCCCATCGAGAAGAAAAGGAACTCCCGATACTTCGGCTTCCGTTATCTGTTTCAGTAAATAGTGATTCGTAGCTGTCATTAAGTCGCTGTTTAAATTCCAAAAAAAAACAAGCGCACCTAAAAATAACTCAACTGGGAAAGATAACATATCTTTACAATGTTCGTCCGTGCCTTTGTATTTTTCTATTGTATAGTTGCCGTTTATCTTATGTGTAATAGGTCTGTAAAGAATAGCCATAGCGCGATGTAGATTTTCGTTATCGTTAATATAACCCTCTAAATCTATTTGCTCGCTCATTGTGATTTTATCAAAATTAGGTATGAAACCATAGTTTTTATAAATGGGTGTGAAATTAGCTTTCCCTTTAAATAATCTGTCGATATGTTCTGTAATATCTTTTAAATCTTTTATAGGAAACTTAATAGTTTCATTCAAAGGAATGTCGCAAAATATCGATACGATTGCCATTAATATAGCATCTTCATCTATATCTTTTAAATTCAATACTCGATTGTATTTTATGTATTGCTCAAGAGTTATCTCACTCAATGAACTAGGAATGTTTATCTTCATATTTATATAACGAAAAAAGGTTGTTTTGTAATTAATCGAAAATGTAGTTGCCTCTATTCGGTCTGCCTATCATATTCCAAACGGCATAACCTAAAGCATCGAGTAAGTGGTTATAATCGTCAATCGGGGTTTCTGATTTCTTATCGTGCCAAACGTAGTTGTTTAACTCTTTAATTAAGTTTGTGCTTTCACTATCAACTATAATCTCATAGTCCTGCACTAAAGCAATCCTGTCAACTATCTTCGGCTTATCTATGCCTTTTATATTTAATCCTCTGCTCTTTAATTCGCTTATCAAACGTGGCTCGGCACTATCAGCTATTATTAAGTTTTTAGTTCCGCAATACCTGTTATTTTCGTTGTAAATTTCAGTAGTGTTTAATCCTGTTTTGTAAAGCAACTCTTTGGCGTAAATAATCTTTTTAACTTTGTCTATTGATATTTGAACAAGGGTAGTAGGGTCAATACTAAATCCAAAATCCTGACCGAATATTGAGCCGTTTACTTCTTGAAACTTATCTATACGCCAATTAGAAAACACAACACCCTCCGCTTTGTTTAACCAACCACCCATTATTTGATGCTTATACTTTTCGGGGTTTGTCTGTTGAATACGTTTAACCTCGTTTACAAAGCTTTCGTCTAGGTTATCGATATTATCTAAGTAGGTTGTGTGAATATATGTTACATCGTCTTTAATCCCATTAAAACCCTCTTGCACGCCTTTGTCTTCAAAGAAACGTTTGTAAATCCAATGCTCTTTAGTCGCTGGGTTTAAGATTAATATAATTCGGTTCTGTTTACCTTTCTGTCTAATAGATAAATTGATTTTATCAAAGGTAAGTTCATCGGTTAACTCTTCCGCCTCATCTAATATCCAAGTGGTAACTCCTTGTAATGATTTTAAATTGGCAGTTTGGTCGCCCGAACTTGTTTTAATACCACGAAATATGATGTCTGACTTCGATTGTATATTTTTAATTTCTGACTTGTTTACCTCAAATAAAGGATTGAGTTCCATTAAATCAATCTTCTCTTGAAATTCAGGAATAATTGAAAGGTGAGCAGATGTCATTGTCTGTCTTGTAAATAATATTTTATGCCCTGCTTCAAACGACAAAAGGTTGGTAAAAGTACCAACCCCGAATGACTTACTCGAACCACGCCCCCCAGTTATTATAAAATATCTAGTGTCGTTCTCGAATAATGGTTTATATTTATGGTTTAGAGTTATCAAACTTCAATACATCTTTCAAATTAAAATCATTGATGTTTAGATTGGTGTTATTATCAACCGTTTGTTTTGGCATACCAAAGTTATATTGAAAGAACAATTTAACCGCCCAATCTTTTTTATCGTTTAAAGCCTCTGTAAGCGCATTAAAAGCTAATGGTTCTAATGGGGTAAGCTTCTCAATTAATGATTGCTCCTCCGCCTTGCTTTTACGTCCCGCGCCCTCTCTTGCCCCTCCTCTTTCTTTTTCCATTTGAAATATTTTGATTATTCAATTATTTTTTTTAAACCTATCAAATGCTTCTATTAATTTCTCTAAAATTGATATATTAATCATTACACCATTGCTCACCAACTGAGCCTTGATTACCTGTTACTTGAATGTTAGTTATAACTTCGGTGCAGTTGTTTTTGATTGTTAATTTCGTGAATACGCTGTTTGGTATTGTGAATACAATTTTGTTTGTGATAACGCCACAATTACAATCGGTATTCGTTACGGGTTGCGTATCGGGTTCGCATGACGCAGCTAGTGAAAATACTACTGCAAATAAAATTAATAATTTAGTTTTCATAATTTGATAATTTAGTTAGTTTTTTAATTATAGAGGCTTTCACCCCTCCTTTGAAATGTTCATTGTCAATATCTGTGCCAAAAGCTTCGTTATAAACTTTTAAAGGCTCGGTTTCAATTCTTTCCTTTTGCCCCAATGTTAATGGAGTGGGTTTATGAAATGGAAAATTAATGTTTAACCAATGTTTTTTATTTTCACATCCTTTACATTCTTCTATTCCTATTGCTTCGGTAATGTTTGAAATTAAATCTCCAACTCCTTTTACTTTCTTTGCCATAATTTGTTTTTAAATTCGTTTCTAAACTTTTTAACGGTGTTTATGCTTATTCCACTTTCTCTGCTAAATTTTCTCAACCCATCATTAAAAGAATTTTTTACTATTATCGTGCTTATTGTATTCTCTTCTAATGTTTTGGTTAAATTATCGATTTCAGATTGTTTTTTATTATCATTATCAAAATCATACTCGTCAAAATATATTTCATTTGGAAATTCAGAAACCAAAACCACTCTGTTTTTTAAAGAGGTTTTTTTTACAGAATCTGTATAAATACTTTTAATGGTAAAGTATATATATCCATCATCGAAAACCCCCTCTTTACTTGCTAAATATAAATACATATTCTGAACCAAGTCATCTGCTGTGTTTTTGTCCTTACAAATATGTAAAGCCATTTTTCGCCATTGACTATCCTTTTTAGCAAGTTCTTCCAGCATTTCAATTCAATCTAAAATCTATTAATCCTTTAAAATACTTTTCTAATTGCTTATGCGCTGATTTTTCATATTCAAAGAAAAATTCATTCCCTCCTATGATTAAAACTAATTCATCATCTTCGACACTAAACCCATCCACCCTGTCAACTCTGATTGTGAAGTTAGCGAATTCCCCTTGCGGAATGAATCCAACTTCTCCATCTTCATCTAAATGTTCTATCCATCGTTTAAGAAATAATGTCATTTTTATTTCAAAGATAATAAATAATTTCATATATTTACACTTTCATGATTAATTTGTTTTGGTTAATTAAGCCGTTGGAGTTTTTTCTAACGGCTTTTTTATTTAGAATCAATATAAATTAGACATAACCCGTAAAATATATTTGGTAGTTCAAAACTATATTCCGTATATTTGCCTAACGATTTAAAACAAATAAACTAAAAACTAGAAATTATGAAAACTTTAAATTTAACAGCAAGAGAATTAAGAAGCTATTTATTAGGACAATCCTTTACTTGTATTGTAAACGGAATATCTTATACTAATGAAGCCACAAGAGAATTGCTTAAAGGTATTGAAAGAGATTTAACGGTTACTGAAACTGGCATTTTGCAATTAACATTTAATTTATAAAATTATGTTTCAAACAGAAATTATTGAAAAGCTATCGAAAGTGGCAGGAGGTCAAAAGGAACTAGCAAAGATAATCGGGAAACCTCAATCGAGAATATCCGAGTATCATACCGGGAAGCACAATATGTCGGTAGCGACACTATTGTTTATGATTAAGAAATTAGGTTTAACTTTAAAAATAGAGTAATGGAAAAATTTGAAATCAAAGTATGGTATCGCTATGTTGTTTGTGGCGAACAAGAAAAAGAGTTTGATTGCCACGTTATCGAAGCGAAAACAATCCAAGACGCTGTTAATATTGCTGAAAGTTATTATAAAAGCCATTCAGCTATTCCTTTTCATTTCAGTTTCGAGGGAATAAGATATTATCCAACCGGATTGACTAAAGAAGATATGTTTAATTTAACACAGCCAACATGACTACAACAAAAATCACTAAACAGTACAATGACAATTTACTTAAACGATTAGTAATGTCAATCAGGGAATTGCCACCTTTGGAATTTAATCCTAGAAGCAATCCGAATTTAGAAATTTATCAACTAAAAATTAAATAACATGAATTATTCAGAAAAGGAAAGAGATGTGTTGAATCAAACATTCGACAAAGTGCTTACTGTTATAATAATAGTCGCTATATTCTGTTTGGCTGTTTTTATATACTGGGCTTCTAACGAAATTATAAAATTATGAAAAAGTATTTAACCAAAGGAATAGCTATTGGAATAGCTTACGAAAATCGCATATTGCAATTTGCAATAGTAAAGCTATTAATCGAATTAGATTTTAATATTCTAATAGCTGGACTAAAACGATTTAGGGAATGTTTAAGAGATTAACGTTATTAAAAAGCCTCCTAATTGGAGGCTTCATTTATTTTAGAGTGGTATATCTTTTCTAGCTTCCTTTCGAAGAAAATTTCACCAGCGTAATACTTCCCGATAATTGTCGATACCGTTTTATCGGTCACTCCTACAATTTCAGATATAATCCTTAATCGTTTATCATTACCGTTTAAAAACAATTCCAGCACTTGCTGGTTTCGTATGTATTCCGTTGTGTTACTTAGTTTGTTCATATCTTACAATTAAATTTACCTTTGTTATCAAATTTAAAACTTACTGGTGTATCGGTATCGGTATAAATGAATGTATAAACAGTTCCGTGTGTGTACATTTTTAAATCAATATCGTAAATCGCTGGTTCTGTTGTTACTAAAGATATAGCTGACAATCTTAACGGTCTGCCACTCTTTGATAGTTGAGACTCAAAATTTAAATTAAGTTTAAATTCCTGTACCATAATATAATTACACAAAATCGCACTCATAGTCGCACCATATTTTTACAGTTATACCTTGTTTTCTTAACTCATCAATTCTAAATTTCTGTATTTCTGACAGCTTACCATTTGGTTGCTTAACTTCTATAAACATAGTCTGTTCTTTTTTGATAGCCAATAAATCGGGTATGCCATTTTTGTTTGTTTTTGATAACTTAACCACGTACCATCCTTCGGCTTCCAATCTCGTTATTATCTTTTTTTGTATTTTCTGTTCCATAATATTTTTTAAATATATCTAATGTAAAATCTTTCTTTTCAACAACCGTTTTGTAAATCTTATCTTCTATTCCGCCTTTAGAGAAAACCCAAAATAT